TTAAATGTTGTCACAGTTGACGTAGCTGTATTAAACGTTGTTATAGTCGTAGTACTTGTATTAAATACAGTATTTGTGCTAGTATTAAACGTAGTAGTAAACGTTGTAGACGTGTTAAACGCTGTTATAGTAGTTGTTGACGTTTGTGTACTAGTGTTAAACGTTGTTGTATAAACAGTAGTAGTATCTCTAGCAGTGCCTCTAGTTGTAGTTGTGCTAGTATTATAAGCAGTTGTAAAAGAAGTTGTAGTACTTTTACTTGTGTTAAACGTTGTTACGGTACTAGTACTAGTATTGAACGTTGTAGTATATGTTGTTATAGTTCCTATACTTGTGCTAAACGATGTATTATAAAAACTTGTGTAAGCTGTTATAGTAATAGTGTTAGTACTTCTACTTGTGTTTCTAAATATCTGATCAGTGCTTAATGTATTTCTAGAAGTAGCAAATGTTGTTGTAGTACTTCGACTAGTAGCAAATGTTGT